TTTAAATGCCAATTGAATAATCAACATTTCACAAATTATTACAAAAATCACTTCAACAATGATTAGTCGTTGTTGTACCCTCGATCCTACTCGGCGTGGCCTCGACAACAAAGAAGAAAATGAAGAAAGAAAGTGCGCTGTACCCTCGATCCTACTCGGCGTGGCCGCGGCGCAGATTGAAGAACAAAGGCATCCTCCTAGAAGAAGGCTTCCAGGAGTCAAGAACGGCCAGATCGACCGTCGAAACAGATCCTGAAGAAACAGAAGACCTTGCCCTAGGGGGAGGCTTCCATGAATCAACCAAGGACTGATTGACTGTGGAAACAGAACCCACAGAAGAAACTGAAGGGGAGGGGGCAATCCTAAGACTGCCAGGGAGAAAGGGCTCAACCACACGAGGTGGCTCAGGCGTGCGGATGGAGGACCACGTGCCCAAAGAGGACGCTGATGTCATGGTACCCCCACCATCGCCAGTCGAACTCAACGACCCGCGTGAGCTCGGTGTGAGCCGTGATGTCACTGTGGTGCGGGAGGCCTGAGGAGCGCCCCATGAGGATGAATACAATGAGGGGGCGGACTGCCTGGAGGGCAGCGGGACTGGTGGGCCCCTGAGAATGGGCGTGGGGGTCCCTGAAAAGGTTGTAGTTGACATTGCTCCGGGTGCCCAATACCGGGTGCCATTCCAGTCGACGAGCTTCGTCATCGGCGCACCAATGGAGCCTCTGGCGGCATCAGTATTGGAGAATCCACCAGCTAACAGGGCTTGGTGTTTGATGCCCAGCATAGCGCCCTGCAGGTCTTTGGTCGCTTGGACTTGGGCTGCCAACATCTCTTTATCATGCAGGAAGGAATTCTGTTGCAGTGCCTGGTTGTACTGGAACTCATTGTGCTGCAGGATGGACTGGGCCCCAGCTTGTGCCAGGGAGGAAAGTGAGTTGGTGACCACATCGAGGCCTGCGCCACCAATTGCACCCAAGATAGCAGAGGCCATTACTCCGCGAGGGCGGCCCTTCTACGGCCTTGGCCGCTTCCCATGGGGCTGAGAACAAAGTTGCGGGAAACCCAGGAGACGGCGACGAATGTGCCATCAATTGGAAAGGTGACTGGGTTGGTTCCACCAGCAACGGTGACAAAACCCTCCTTGTAGAGTTTGGCCTCAAAGAGGATCCTGCCCAGATCGGGTTGCACATACCTGAGCAGCATGGCCTCGCCCTGGATTGGGGCTGCCTCTGAGTAGAAGTGTGTTATCCACTCACTTGGGAGGAGACACTGCACAGCAAGCTCGCGCTCACCGAGCCTCGTGTAGCGCGAGCCAAACTGCAAGAAGACTTCACCGGGCACTGGAGGAGAAACCGGGGGGGCCAGATTTTCGCCCTGACCAAAGGCCCCATTGTAGGCAGGCAGTTGATCTGTCAGGTTGGATCTGAAGGCGACCAATCTCATTATGACAGGGTCCCCTTGCTCAGGGGTGTCACCCGAGGTCTTATTGAAGGTGAGGGTGCCTAAACCAGGGGTGTACTCAGTCTGCGAGCCTGTGTTGAGGGTGCCCTCACATGGATTGCCATGATTCTTGTTCTCCCAGTCCACGTAGATGTCAAGGGTGGCCCGGTAGTCTGGAACTCCCTGGGGGCCAGGAAGCCCGAGTTGGAAGGGGTCACCGTTGGGCTCCCTCAAGTGGACGTGGACCTGATCGGAATTCACCCGGTCCACAGTGCCCCTTAGGTACCCCAGGAAACTGGAGTTGGTGGGGGTCGTGCCCTGGAGCGCGCCATCCAGCGTGCACCTCCCATTCTGATAATCGAGGGCCAGAGTGGTGTTGGGATCGGCCCTCAGAATATTTACAGGGGCTGGAAATCTGGAATTGGACAGATCTGAAACCGCAAGGTTGGGCAAGGTGAATGATCGGGTTTTCTGCTCCACCGTGGGTGGAACCAGGAAGGAGAAGGAGAAATCCGGTGCCGGGCGGGTGAGCAGACGGCCAGACACTGTGAACACATCATCCCCGTTGCCATTGGTCCTGAGTGGGGTGTACAGCATGACAACAATCTGTATGGTTGGGGTGGGATCACCATTGTAATGGAACAGAACATTTCTGATGTCAGGCAATGGAATTGGAATGGGCTCAAGGGTCCTAACATCGGCGATGACATGAGGGAAGGCCGTGGCTTGGGCCGGGGTCAACTGGGTCGCTTCAAAACCAGGGGGGAGGGCCACAATCAAGAGTTTTCCAGCTGTAAACGCATTCCCAGCCAATATCATCTCGGCCTCCATGCCACCCACCCAGGCATTATACATGCGGGACAAATGTGCAAGAAAAGGATTGAGATTGGGGCCTAATGGTATTCTCAGGAGAATCTCACCGGGGGTATTGCGGGGGGAAACGGTGAACTCTCCCTGGGGAGCTTGCACAAAATTTTGAAATATCCAGGGGTCAATAACGTTGTTTTGGCCCGTAAAAGGTGCGGCGGCAGCTGCACCCGCAACGGGCTCTAACGGGACCACCTGAGTGTTGACCTCTGGAACCAGATTGGTGGCCCCTTCAGAAGGGGGAGTGGCGTCACTCGACGCCATCATCATTTACAAATTCGGGAGCCAGATTGCGATCGCCCTCCCAACTATCTAGGTCAGAAAAGCGCATCCACCGGAACATGGGCTCAAAGCGCGGCACATAGAAATCCATGCCCCCCTCCCTAGCCTCCTGGATGACCATGCGGGATATCTTGGTGTAGAATTTCTTCCCGTGGAGCGCAGCCTCACCTAATAATTCCATCAACTGGATGCACCTATTACTGTGGGGGACCATGGTTTCCTGGGGGTCTTGGTGGTTTGGCCCACGCGTCCAGTAGAGTTGCCTCTCGATTGAAGCCGCATCGAGGGCTCCAAAGAAGCCAGCCTGATCGCGACGGATGGTTCTGCGCAGGAAAGACAGCCCCTCAAGCTTGGTGTGAACCCTTAGCGGGCCATCACTTTTGTCGGGCGGAGTGGGTCTCAGGCCCATGGCCTTCAGCTTCAGAGTGAAAACCTCCACATCGACGTCGAGGTCGGTCGAGACTATCTCATCGTCGCCGTAGAAGGAGAAGCACGAGTTTGCCTGCACAACATCGGGGTTCAATCCAGTCGCTTCTGAAAGCGCCACCAGGGTCAGCAGCCAATGCATGATAGAATTAAGTTGAGAGGTGCAAGGGACGCCAGATGGCAGACCCTCGCTGACTCGGACGACGAAATCACCGACGTCCAGTTGGCTGGGAGCCAGGAGGTCTTGGGCAACAACCGCGGCCAGGTCCGGTCTTGGTGAGAACTTGTTCATGATTTTCAGGGCGGCCTCCATCACGACACGTTGCTGTGTCGAATCCCAGGCACTGTAGTCCGCGTCAATGTGGTGTTTGTACCGTGCGTGTCGCTCGAAGATGATCGGGCCATCCTCGTTGATGTTGATCCCGACGCGCACTGGCAGGTTGACGCAGTTTGCCTTCAACTCATCGAGGAGGCCACCCCAGGCGCGCGCACACCTCACCATGGTGCCCAAGTCGGCACCCCATAACAGCCTCTTTTTCTTGGGCTCCCCATAGACCTTGGAGGGTTTGACTAGCTCATCTTTTAGTGCGGCGGTGTAGACTGGGAGCATGTTCTTTCCTTGCTCGTACATGAGGTTTGCCTTACTGGCCTGGTCTGCTAGCGGCCCGGTAAAGTGCTGTCCGTTCCAATGCTGGTTCTTTTGCACGTGGTGAGGCCAGCCGCTCGACGTGGTCTTGTCAAGGCTCTCGCACGCCTGGTTGAAAGTCCACTCCTTCACCGTGTCCAACGTCTGGTCGAGGACATTCTCTATGGTCTTTGTCGCCTGTTCGAGAAGGGATGGATTTGGGGGGCGGCCACGTGGGGCCGTGAAGGGTTTCAGCTGTTCCCTCAACACCTGCTGGAGGCTTGGCCCTGATTCCACCCGGGGGTCGCGACCACCCAGATAGGCGGGCTCAAATGTTCCTGGAGGTAGGTCACACGTGGAAGATCTCCAGAATTTGGTCTTGGTGCTTAATTGGGGGGCCCCGCCCGGAGCAACGATGGGCGCACCGCAGTAGGTCCCCTTATCATTGGCCCCCTCCAGGGTAGCCTCCCCTTCCCCAGACTGGACTGCAGCGATGACCGTGTTCCCTCCACGGGCTGCCGCGGCGTGGACTCCGATGACAACATACTCATTGCCCCTCTTATAGATATAAGGGGAGCCACAGTCACCGGGGGTGGTCCCCAGGTCCATGTTCTTAGCATTGGCCCCCGTCAGCAGCATCCCCAATTGACCGCCTATAACCTTGCCCTGCACTTTCATGGTGGCGTGGGAGCCCATTCTCACGGCAAGGGGCAGCATCTCCCCACTGTTGCGCTTGACCAGGACGCTGCAGACGGTGCCTTCAGGGGCTCCCTCCTCCAGTTCCATACCAGAGAGGTCAGTGCGCACTGGCTTCGAGAACCTCATGCGCGTGAACTCGCCCGAGCGGTGGACGTGAATCTGCTCCACTGGCACACCAAAGAACTCCTTGGAATTGGGGACCACGTGGGTGGCCGTTATAAGGAGTGTGGGTGATACCCAGAAACCCCAACCCGTGCCAAAAGGGACAATACGGGACCAGATGCTAGGTGGCGCCTCAAAATCGATCTTCTCCCCGTAGTCGACCTCCCGTTGGTCATCCGCCCAGAGCTTTCCCGATGGTTTGAAGTCATCCGCCTTACGCTTTCTGATTTCCGATCCAGTCACGAGGCCGAGGTTTCTCTGTTCTTCCTTTCGCTGCCTGCGGGTTGGCCGGAAAATTCTCTGCCTGATCTTGGCGGCGTCATTTTCGGTAAAATTCTCTTCGTTGGCCTGGGCTAGGGTCACTTCCTCTTCATACCTGTTGCGGTCTTCAAGGTATTCTTGTATGGAGTACTTCCCACCTCGCTCTTCTCTAATCTTCTTATATTCGTCGTACTCCTCATCTGACAACCCCTTGCTGGAGAACGCGGTGTGTTTGCGCCCACGGCCCTTCTTGTTCTTGCCCTTCTTCCCCTCGTCATCGAAGTCCTCAGGTTCAATGACCCATTTGCAGTCGGGTGTCCTGACTGGGGGGGGCGACCGTGAGCGTTCCCCTTTGACCCATGTGAGAGATTCTCCGACTCTTTTCAGCACTCTGTTAATCACAAAAGCTGAGCCAGCCATCTGGAGGAGGGTGGAAATAATATCCTGTAGGGCCCTGATGTAATAGCGCACACGCGCGCGCTTCAGGCGGAGAACGGCGGTGTGGACCGCAGACTCTGCTTGTGTCCTCTGGCTCACGATAGGCTTGATCTTGACCCCATCACTACCAGAGTGCAAGGAATAGGTGGTGCCGCGGTAAACAATCTGGCAGGGAGAGACGCGAACGCCCTGAAGCCCACGCATCAGCCCTTCCATATCTGTGACGTCCTTGAGGGCCGAGCCTACCTTCATGGTCTCCACCAAGCTGTAACCATTATCCTTGGCCAGCTGCCTGAACGCTGAGACGCGGCCGGAATCAAAGTTATAAGTCTTCACGGGCCCCTGCAACTGGAAGTCATCCCTCCTCTCATGCACTAGCGCCGCAACCCGCGCTATGAGGCTGGGCAGCGAGATCTTTTGCACCGGCCCTTTCCCGTGGGGAGTGTTCCCACTCTTGTCAAAGCCACCTTGGGGGGCCAATTGTAAATTGAGGTGGCTGTGGTCCCCTTTAAAGTGGGGCTTCCAGGCATTAGGGTCCCCTGGATTATTGCGCTTAGCCTGTTCAACGCTCGGGGAGTCGGCGTAGATGAGGAAATCCACGCGGCGACACACTGCCTCCATGTTGACATAGTCCATGGGGGCTGGGTTGGGGGCATTGGTGGTGACTATTATGACATCAGAATCAAACATTTTACCCTTATTCTCAATTCGATCACAATTCAGGGTCACAGGGCACGTATCTGCCAGCTCCTGCAGCTTGAGGGCATCCTTTATTATGTTGGCCATCCCATAATCATCCCAAAGGACGACGTTCTCACCACGGTAGGCGTCCCAATGGTCCACCTCGCGCGGGACAAGTCCAACCCTCTGGTCTCCGCCTATTTGTGGGGCGACCTTCTGGGCTAACGTCCTAGCCAGATGGGTCTTTCCAATGCCTGGGCGGCCGGATACCATCACGACGACCGGCCTGGGCCGGGTCGACAGCTCCTCCTTAGCTTTGTGGATCAGGGATCTGGTGGTTGCTATGCGGGAGAGCAAGGCATTGACTGAGCCGACAACATCGGGTGAGGCTGCTTTTGATGAAAGCTTGCGGGCCTTCTCCTCCTCTGCGTCCAGGGTGCGGATGAAAGTTGTCATCAGAGCCTTGTCTTTCAAGAGCGATGTCAAGTTGTTGCTTTCTATGGCCTCTAGATCGAGCACTGCATTCTCGATGTTATGGAGCTGGTCTGACTCCCCTGGGGTGTTACGGGGGAAAAACCACTTGGCGATTAACTTCACGATCTCCAACCCATAGAGCCCAAGGTCCTTGCATGACTTGAGAGTTGAGACCGCGGTGGTCACTAGACGGCCGACCTTCTCTTGTGTGAAACCTACCACCAGTCCAATCCCACCAAGGACGATGGGGACCAGTTCTGCCGCGAGGTCTTCCGGGCCCTGCATTTCCCAATCATCCAGAAGCGAAACTATCAAGGGGGTGACATCAGGGGGGGTCCAGAATATGCCAAAGAGTTCGGCCAGAAGGATGACCATCTCCACAACTCCAGAGAGGGTCCAGTCACAAGATGACAGGATGTGAAGGACATTGAGAGGCTTCAGTTTGTTCACGATGTCGCGAATTGGTTGGGCCGCCACGCCCGCCAGTGCGGCGAGCAAGGCATCCGCGATTTTTACAACGCGAGAGTCCGCGACCAAGGGCACTGGTTTATCGTTCCAGCGTTGATTGGGGTCGTAAAACCCGGTCGTCCGCTGAACGAGTCGTCTCGCCTCCCAGTCATCGTCCAACTCAAGCAACTCACAACAAAAGGTGTAACAGTTGTGGGTGAGTGCGTTGTACGGGTACTTCTCCCCTTGCAACCTCTTGAGTGCGCGGATGCTCGGGCGGTTGGATGGAACGTGCACCACTCGGAAAAAGAGCGATATTGGTATCAGCTCAACCGTTGCTTCTGAGAGGGCAGCAGGAGGGTTATGTATGCCCAACACCAGCCCCTTCTCAACATAAACCCCGTAATGATAGTACGCGCCATCCCACATCTCCAGGATGGCGCCCGTCGGGGGTTCTGGGGCATCTTGGGACTCCCTCAGTTTTATTGGTGGCAGATGGGGGGGGACCACGTAGCCTGGAGGCAAATCCGCCGCCTTGACGTCAGGGACGCCCCGGACGGCCTCGGTCCTCACCTCGTAAGTGACGACCGGTTCCTCCTGACGCTGGGTCTCATGGCCAGGGGGTTGGGGTGGGGGGGCCTTAGGTTGCTTCACCCGATCCTTGAGGCGGGTGAAGAAGCCCCCAGCTGGCGCTGGGGGGGCACCATCTTGGGTGCCGGTGGTAGTTCTTGTTTCAGCCTGTCGGTCTATGCGACCGGAAGACTGGTTGTTGATTTCAGTCTTGGGAATTTCATTCCCACAGGGGGTGACGTCGTTAGACGCCATCATCATTCAC